GTTTCCCAGTCACGATCACGAGGAGTTTATCAAGCGACGCAACGGGAAATCCATAGAATTTGATAGACAAATATATATCTGGCGTAAGTATAAGAAATCTAAGGGTGCTCTTAAGGACTCCCACCGCAAAGGCGAGTTTAGTCAGTATATGGCTCGTAAGGCCACTAAGAACATCTTTGAATGAGACCCGACTGTACTTGTAATAGGCTATTCTTCTGCGAGTATGGCTTCATAAGAAGCCTAATAAGGCGTATACGTGGCTACAGTAAACCTTAATCTCTGTTTCCCCCTCTCTAAGTCAGGCACTAGATCCCCCCTACCCAAGCAACAAACATTCATCTCCCTTGTGATGGATCCTAAAGGCCCTAAGTATGTAGCCTATTACGGCGGAGTCGGTTCGGGTAAGAGCTTAATACTCTGTATATCCATGCTTATGCAGGCCGTTGTATACGGCGGTGAATACGTTATAGCGCGTCAATTCATGCCGGAGCTTCGTAGAACCACTATGAAGCAGTTTCTTGAAATATGCCCCAAAGAATTGATTATAGAGCATCGTATAGCTGACGCTGAAATACACCTTAAGGCAGCTAATGGTAAAAAGGCTATTGTATACTTTGTTGGCCTAGACGAACCAGGTAAATTAAGATCTCTTAACCTTTCAGGCTATGGTATAGACGAGGCTAGTCAGGTGTCTGAAGAGTCCTTCCTCTTACTCCAGGGACGTTTACGTAATCCTAATGGCCTTAGAAAGGGTCTTATGGTGGGTAACCCCGCAGGGCATAATTGGGTGTACCACTACTTTGTTAAGCAGGATATGTTTAAGTCTGAGATGGCTAAAAGGGACTTTAGGCTTATCTTAGCCCCCAGCACAGAAAACGTACACCTACCCGACGAGTATATTAAGAGTATGCAAGAAACCTACACCAAAGAGCGCTGGGAGCGTGAAGTCATGGGAAGCTTTGATAGCTTCTCAGGACAGATATATACAGAGTTTAGACGCGATGTACACGTTATTAAGCCTTTTGCCATTCCTAAAGAATGGACTAGAATTATAGGCGCAGATCATGGCTTTGTAAACCCCGCTGCGGCTGTATGGGGCGCTGTAGACTATGACGGTAATATTTATATCTATCGTGAGTTCTATGAATCTGGCTGGCTGATTGAAGAAATTTGTAAGGGGCATAAAACTACTAGGGAACCTGGTATTGCAGTACTCTCTTCTAGAGAGAAGATTGACGGTATGTACCTAGACCCTTCAACTAAACGCGGCGTAGGGCAAACAGGCTCCTCAGATTGGGATGTATATCTTGAGCATATGCCAAGAAAGATTCCTATCATACCTGCCCAAAACGCAGTAGAAGCCGGTATTGATAGGGTAAAATCCTATCTTAAGATTAATGAGCGCACTGGTAAGCCCAGACTCTACATATTTGATACCTGCACTAACCTGATAGAGACCCTAGTTACCTATCAATGGGCAGAACTACCAGATAATCAAAAGGGTATTAAAAACCCCAAAGAAGAGCCTAAGAAGCATAATGACCACTTACCCGATGCCCTACGCTATCTCTGTATGTCTAGGCCCGAAACTCCTATTTTAACCAGTAAACGCGAGCAGTTAGACAATGATTTTAGCCTAGAAGGCTCTATAAGACGCGAATTATATGACATTAAGAATCCGAATCCTAAAGATCCCTATAAAGATCTTTAACTTATCTTTACATTGTAAAAACATTGTTACTATATAGATAGGGAGTAATTCACCCAATGACGAATAAACCAACCAGGTAAGGGGCATTTCGTTATAGACTCGGTTAGAGTACACGTTGTCCCCTTCCCGCTTCAAGCTAAGCGATAAATAGCAAGAAAAGGAAAAATATTATGGCACTTTCAGCTTCAAACGTAGATGCAGAACCAAGAGCGATTTCAGTAGGTCCTCTTAAAATGCAGGTTATGACTTTCTCTGTAGCAAGCGCAGATACATCAGGTACAGTTACCTTTGACAGACTCTCACGATTAGATTATGTCATCGTAACGGGTATTACACAGACCGCTGCTCCGACTATGTCAGCAAACGTAGCAACGCTAGCGTTCGTTGACCCAGCAGCTACCCGTTATGGGCAAATTATAGGCTTTGGCAAATAATGTCAAGAGGCCTAGGTATTATGAACTCTCTTGCCAAAATGCTTGGCAAGAAAGAGTCTAACGAAGAAGAAGAGCAGGAACGGAAGCCTGCTTCTTTACCCGGTCTTGAAAAATCTGTAGCTAATACAGATCCCGTAATGCGGAAGAAAATTCAAGACGCTTTCAATAAAAAATTAGGTAAGTAATGTTTGGGAATAAGGCTCTCATAGCTCAGTATGAAGCACGTATTTCTGATCTTAAGTCTCAGATTGAAGACCTTAAGAAGATAGCCTTTCCCCCCACACAGTCTCTTGCTGTAGAATCAATCCTAAGAGAGCAAGATGCTATTCTCTCTGGAGAACAAGACACTCGTGCTCTGACAGCAGAAGAAGAAGCTATTATCTCTGAGAGAGATAGACTTCTATCAGGTAATTATTAATGGCACAAGACTTAGGTACTGTAGTACAAGGCAGTAACCTAGATATATCTCAAGTACCCTCCGAAGACGTAGAGCAGTTAGCTACTGCTATTGAGCAGTTCTATAAAATGGACGGTATTGTAAAGATTCGCCTCTCCTATAACTGGGAGAGAAACCATCGTTTCTTAGACGGTGACCAATGGATTGTCTTTGACGGCGATAGAGATACTGGCGGCCTATGGAAGCGTATCCAAGTCTCTAAATCTAATGAGTACATCCCCCGCCCCGTAACAAATTATATCTTTGATTGCTATCAGACATTAAAATCTTATCTCTTAAAGAATAAACCCCGCTCCACCATTCGTCCCAATAACCAGAATAAGTACGCAGATAAGATGGCGGCTAAGATTGGTAATCTAATCTTAGAAGCTAACTGGGAGAGACTTCACGAGCAAGATAACTATGAGTACGCCTCTACTGTACTTCTTACATATGGTACAGTCTTTAAGAAGTCCTTTTGGGACTCTAGTGCTGGTAATTTAGTAAGTATACCTTCTGATCAATTAGACCCTGAGACAGGCCAACCAGCAATGATAGAGATGCCTTTAGGGGAAATGAAGACAGAAGTTGTAGAGCCTTTTCGTATCGCTTTAGACCCCTTTGCTATAGCGATGCACCAATTGCGTTGGATAATGGAATATAGCATACAGCCATTAGAATACGTAAAAGAAATTTATAGTAAAGAAGAGCCGGGGTATACCGGCCTAGTAGAAGACCTTAAGCCTGAAACATCTCTTTCGGGTTCTATGCGAAGATTTATTAATCTTAAGTCCTCTAGCGGTGTAAAGAATAATACTAATATCGCAGAGGGCAATACTACTTCTTCTGGAGATTGGGTGCCGACGAACTCGGTTATATTAAAAGAGTACTACGAGAAGCCTTGTGCTAAATACCCTAAAGGTAGACTAATCTGCGTTGCTAATGGCATTACTCTTTACGCTGGAGAATCTCCTTGCCAAGGTCCTGAAGAAGGCGATTGGCACCCTTACTCAGAATGCCGATGGGAACTAGTATCTGGTAGATTCTGGGGTAAGTCTCCTATTGACAACGCTATCGAACCTCAAAAGAGAATTAACTCTATTGACGCGGTTATTGCTCTTACGCGTAAGACGCAAGCTATACCGCAACGCCTTATACCAGTAGGCGCAGGAATTACTCCGGGTACCTGGACAGGACGCCCAGGACAAGAGATTTTTTATAGGGGAGACCAAGCCCCATCTACAATCCCAGCAGGGGAAGTAGGCTCTTCTGTGTTTCAAGAAAGAGCACAGTGCGTAGATGACATTAAGACAGTTACAGGCGCTATAGATATTCTTAAAGGCGATAGGCCCCCAGGCGTAAATGCTGCTTCTGCTCTTAACCTTTTATACGAAGTAGGCACAGGTAAGCTGTTCCCAATCTTAGACCGCTGGAAGAAATTCGTAGAGAATGATCAGAAGAAACAGATTAAGCTTATTGCTAAGAAATATAAAGAACCAAGGGAAGATTTTATAAAACTCCTTAAATCCCTTAACAAAGACCTCCCTATAGCCGTAATCAACTCTTTTATTGGCTCTGATCTTAATGACAATACGAACGTAGTTGTAGAGGCTGGGTCTAACATTCCTAAACTACAAGCTGCTAAGCAGGCAGCACTTCAAGAAGCTGCTGCTACTGGTATCTTAGGCCTAGAGCAACCAGGAAATAAAATGGAATACCTAGATCAAATGGGTATCTCAGGTTTTGATGGTGACGTAGGCGCTGATGTAAAGCGTGCTGAATGGGAAAATGATCTACTCGATAATATCGAGCTATCTCCTGACAATAAACCCATCGTACTCGATGTAGATAATCACGACGTTCATATTGAAGTACTTGCTAGAGCAATGAAAGAGCCTAAGTTTATAGAGCAGTCAGAAGCAGTGCAGCAAGCCTATATGATGCACTATCAAGAGCATAATGACATGAAGGCTAAAAAAGAGCAGCAACAAATGTTACAGGCTATGGCCTCTGGCCAACCCCCTCAGCCCCAAGAAGATTCTTCAATGCAGAGTTTACAGCCCGCAGGCAAAGGCGCTTCTAAGCAGGCTAAATCTGCTATGGCTACCGACATCAACATCCCCGGAGGTGCTGAGTAATGGGTAAGAAGATTAAATGCTATATGGGGATACCAACTACAGGCAGTATCGTAGATAGTCAGGTACACACTTTAAGAGAACTTGAGAAGAAGTACGCAGATGTTGTAGAGCTTGTATACCCTGAGAAGTGTGTTAATCGTATTTTTCATGACGCTGCTAGAAATGCTATCGTAGAAGAATTCTTAGAATCAGACTGCGACGTACTTTGGTTCTTAGACTCTGACGTTACCCCCGCTAAACACGTACTAGATCTTATTGCAGTGCACTATGATAAGTGGAAAGTAGCCGGAGCACCATACCCAGTATTTATGGGACAACTTGGGGAAGAAGATAGACAGATTGTATTCACGGTGTACAAAGGCTCTAACGGAAAAGGCCTTAGCCCCACCAAGATTCCCTATGAAGGTACAGATTTTGTAGACGGTATCGCTACCGGATGCTTATTTATTAAAAGAGAAGTATTCTCAAAGTTAGAAAAACCGTACTTTGAATTTAAGTACGACCCTATTACAAGAGTTCCCGTAGAAGGCGAAGACCTAGGGTTTTGTTTAAAGCTTAATAAACTAGGTATTAACTTTTTTGTAGATTATAGCATGATCTGCAAACATAAAAAAGAATTAGATTTACTAGAAATGAATAATTATGCTATCTCATACGCTCAAAAGGCTGTAGATGCATATGACAGAATATTTCGTGGTCAAATAGAAGCGCTACAAGCGCGTCTAAAGGCAAAGATGGCGCCTACCACGAGTCCGAGCACCCCACAATCGAAGCTCATCCTACCACCAGGCTTACGGTAGACCTTTCGTCTAGGTAAAAAGACGCTAATAGGAGAAGCCACTAATGGATAATTTATTTGAGAATCAACCGGACGCTAATCAAGTTGAGGGTACGTCCGAACCTCAAGATAATTCTCAAGAGACACAAACGGAAGCTACTACGAAAGTAGAAGCATCCACACAAGACGAAAAGCCATTTCATGAACATCCTCGCTTCAAAGAGTTAATCGACGAGCGAAATAAGTTCAGAGAAGAAATGGAAGCTCAGAAGAAACAGTATGCTGATCTTGAACGCCAAATGCGTTCATTTAGTCAGCAAGCTCAGCCACAAGCTAAGCCTAAGAATGCTGCTTTAGAAGAGCTTAGAGAGATTAAACCTGAATTAGCTAGCTATATTGAAAATACTGGCAGCGCTGCTGAAAAAGTAGCTGCTCTAGAGAATCAATTAGTTGAAATGCAAAGACAGACACTTATTAATCAGTATGATAGCGCAGTTAATACGCTGTGTACTTCTAATAACGTATCAGAATCGCTTAGACCTATCTACAAAATTCTTATTAAGAATACTGTAGTAGAAGCTAACTCACAGTTGTCCGATGTACCTGCTGTATTCAGCAAGATTCATGGACAAATGTCCCAGCTTATCGAAGGAATTAAAAAAGAGACTACCAAGTCTTATTCCGAAGGTAAGAAACAAGACGCTAGTGCTCCTAAAATAGCACCTAAAGGCGCTCCTGTTAAGACTGGGAAGGTGGAATACTCTCGAGATCCTGCACAACGCAAATCTCAGATGATCCAGGCCGTACTAAAACAGGTTAAGGCATCTTCGTCTATCTAATAGAGGAATAAAATGGCTACTGATATATCATCTATTGCTGGTGCTCTTAAACGAGTCTATGACGACCACGTAGAGAAACACCAGAACCTAACTCACAAGGCTATGGACGAGATTGCAAAATCTCTTACCAAGTATAGCCCAGGTGGGGAAGGCTTTTTCGGCGCTATCAATGACTACGGTAACGAGTCGGTTGGCGCTATTAACGAAACAGAATCGTTTCGTACCATTGACAACGAAAATTATGTTCAATGGAAGGTATCACCTAAAGTTCTCGTAGGACCAATTGAGTTCTCAGGACTTTCGGCTGCTGCTGCTGATTCAGACGAAGAAGCATTCATTGGCGTCGTTATTGACGCTCTCGATATGGCAAAAGAACGCTTGCTTAAAGACGAGAACAGACAGTTCTTCGGACTTGGCACCGGACTTTTAGCAAATCCTGCTCAAAACGTCGCTTCAAACATCACGTCTTTCACAGTTGACTCTGTACAATATCTTCGCCAGAATATGGTGATTGATATTTTCAACGGCTCCACAAAAACCGTTGATAGTATCCGAATCAACTCAATCGACAAAGTTAACAAGATTATCTATCTTGCTAGCTCATTAGGCGCTGCTATTATCACGACCGATGCTATCGTAAAAGAAAACATCCGAGATAATGCTGCTTCTGACGGTAAAGAAATGATGGGTCTTAGAGGTATCGTTGATGATTCAACGGACCTTACGACCTTCCAAAACGTCAACGCATCCAC